CTAACTCAGCAGTCTCTTCCTCTGATTCTGTTTCTTCTTCTGTACTTTGTTCGTCTTTAGAAACAGTTTCTTCTTCTGGCTCTTCTACTTCCTCGACTTCTGCTACAGGTTCTTCGGCTACCTCTGCGAAACTAAGATCTAGCTGTGGAGAGTCATCATCATCTTGAAGATCCGCTCCTGGCATAACATCAAACTCTATAGTTTTGTTTTCTTCTTGGTTGTTGTCTTCTTGCTTACTCATTTAAGAACTCCTATCGTTCCTGTTGGGGTTGGGTATTTCTAGCTTGCTGCATTGCAGTCGTAGCAATCTTGGTGGCAGCGCTTGTCTCTGCTTGACCTTGACGTATCTGATTGGTCTCAGAGGACAATTCTCTTCTCAAAGCGAGCTGCTCTTGGTTCATTTGGATCTTGGCTTGTAGCTCCTGCATTCTTAGCTGTGGAGTTATTTCAGCCTGCTCTTGTACCTTAGCAATATTGACAGCGGCTTCTGACTGTATCTTTCTGACTTCCGCCTCGAGCTTCGCGATCTCAAGCTGCAACTGCTGCATAGCAACTTGCTGCTGGGCAGCCATAGCTTCTGCTTGCTCTGGGGTAGGGGGCTCTTGCCCTGTCATAGTACGAATACGTTTAGCTAACTCACCTTTCTTAGCAAGGTGGCTGTACTCGACAATCGCATCATCAGGTACTGCTACACCAACCTGTCTCAGGCTAATAGCTTCAGCAAACTGAACTTCATCAAAGCTGTCGCGAGCAGGGGCGGTAGAAACAATAACGTCGTACTCACCCACCATAAGATTATTAATAATCTCACCTTCAGGTGTTACTTCGTTCACGATCATAGGCTCACGGGGCTTTAGAGGGTCGGTTTCATTTGTAACTTGTATGACGCGCTGCTCGGTATAAAACGTTTGAATAAGATTTAGGATCTTCTCTGCTAAGTACTGACGAGATTTACGTAAGTTATCTAGTGGTACTTGAATCATTACTGCACCACGGTTCTGCTTAGCCTGAATGGCTACACCAGATACTTCGGCGCTATCTGTACCCAACATGGAGTCATTAACACCAGAAATAGTCTTAATGTTAGCTGCTGCTTTTTGTGCAATACGATCCAAACCAGTAGGGATCTGATTAGCACCAATCTTCTGTGGGGGTGTAGTGCCTCGAGCATATTCAAGAACTAGTCCAGTCTCTGCGCCATGTTCTTCAAGATCATCCGCAGTCATACCAACCAAAGAACCGCTCTCAACCATCCAGCCACTATTAGCTGTGGTATTAACGATATGTAGCTCTTGAGAGGCTATTTTGTTTAGCTGCTCTTGCGGTGAAAGTAAATTACGAACAACGCCGAAAGGGCGGCCCCGTCGGAAATAACAGAAGAAGGGGATAAGGGTAAACTGATTATAGGGAGACCAGTCATCGTGTAGAACAACCTGATCACAAGTCACAGTCCAACGAACCTTTCTTATCACCTTGCTGATTACTGATAAGCTGTGCTTCTTAGCAAACTTCTTAACTTTACCTTCAGACCATGCATCAGGCGCTTGACGTTGGTCGCCTGTATCAGGGTCTACAAAGAAATCACAACGTGTTAACTTTTTATGCTGCCGCTCAACGACCCGCAGTGATTTAACATTACGGTACTCATCATCACCTGGTACTCCAGCACCAAAGTGATCATCGTTACTCTCTGTGTCGCCAAAACGTGTCTCTTGATACTCAACAGAATCTGGTCCAAAACTCATACCGTTTTCAGCTACAAACAATAATCTCTCAGCTTTCGCTTTACCGTATAACTCTTCGATCTCATCAAGTGTCATCCACTTGGTTTCAAAGACTTCGTTCCAGTTTTTAGGGTCTGCATCTTTGGCATCTGGATCAATCAGTATGTCTAATGGATCTTTAGCCGTGATTCGGATTTCGCCTTCAACGTGGTCACTGAAGTCCATCCGAACATCAAAATAACCGCGACCATCCATAATCAAACCGTCAGAGAACACTTGCTGCTCAACCCAATCCAACTTGTTGTTGTCGGATATCTGCATGTACAACTTATTGAGTGTCTGGGCTACCTCTTCATCGCCGCCTCTTCGCGGTTTAAACTGGATGTCAGCGCGCCGCGTTGATTGTTCACCTAAGATAGTATTTACAGTGGGGAGAATAGTGTTAATGGTAAGTGCGGGACGACCTTCAGCTTCTAATGCCGCTTCGTCTTCTGCGTCCCACTGTTCACCTTGATAATACTCATCACATTTCTGCGCCATATAAACATACTCTAGATGCCCATTATCTCTGGCTCTTTCGTAACGCGCCCACTGTGTACGAGTAATTTCCTCTTCTTTAGCTGGATTAATTTTAGTTGCTTTCATTGTTTATGCGCTCATTGCCGATTTGGTCCGTTCACCTTTAAGTAATCCAGGGAGTCTGTCTCGCCAGCTTGGTACGTGTTCAACCTTCTCGATGAAGGTACTAAACTCCGTCATCATCAAACCGATCCATGCCAAGGCGTCTACCTGGTCGTCGTGTACCCCATTAGGGAAGCGCAGTAACTCTGCTACCAAAGGGCCTGTAAATTGTTCTTCTTTAGGCATAAATACCATGCCTTGTTGCATCCGACCTTGGATGGCTCTTGCTCGCGCCTCCTTATCTCTACGACCTGTTTTGAGGTCTTTGAAATACGCTTCATATAACCCACGTTCGCGGACACGCTTCTCGAGGAACGGTCCGAGGGCCATCTCAATATGACCCTTCTCAATGCCTATGATTGATGGTTTCCAAACCTCATACAGGTCTAGTATTTGTTCTACTAATTCAAAGCCATCAAAGCGGCCACGAACCATATCAACCACAAACATCTGATCATATTCATCTACACCAACTACAATACCCACGGTGTAGTCATTTCTATCGTTCTTACCAATCGCTAAATCCCATGCGCAGTAGAACTTCATACGGTCATGATCAATATCTTCTCGATCATAGTAATTAATCATGTCTCTGGTGAAATAATCACCGTCATCAGCTACAGGGTTTTGCTGATAAAGCGCGGACCAGTCTCGCGGTCCAACGGCTTTTTCGATGCGGGCAAGCGCCTCCTCATCGTACCTCTCCCTGTGTAGCGCTTCTCCTTGCTTTCTAAATACTTCGTCAACTTCTGCGACTGCTGGGTAGTTAACAACTTCCCATTGTTCTCCGTTATCAGCCGCTGCTTTGAGTAGCCGTCCAGCAAGATCATCGTCATGCCAGCGAGTGAGAATAACGAGTACGCCACCACCAGGAGCAAGACGGGTATACGCCGTCGAGGTATACCAGTCCCAAGTACTTTCTCTAGCATTTGATGATTCGGCATCGTCACGGTTCTTTACCGGATCGTCGATAACGAGGATATGAGCCCCTTTACCAGTAATACCACCGCCCACACCAGCAGCAACGAAACCACCCCCACTAGTTGTAAGCCATGCTTCAGCTGACTGCGACTGTGGGTCGAGGCGGGTTTTGAAAGCCGATTTAAAACCCTCTTCACGTAAGAGCCCACGGACTTTACGACTGAATGCCATTGCAAGCGAACCCGAGTACGAACAACTGATAAACTCGTGCTCTGGATTTCTACCCAAATGCCAAGCTGGGAACGCAACCGAAGCCAACGTGCTTTTACCGTGTCGGGGTGGCATGAATAGCATAAGTCTTGGAGACTTCTTTTCGGCAACATCTCTTGAAAAATCCTCTAGCCTTTGGCAAATATCTTTATGTACCCAACCTGCTTGGTAGTCAGGGTTAAACCGCTCTACAAAAGGTAATAACCGTTTGCGGGTCAGGAACCGTAGAGCAAGTTCCGCGCGCGCCTTTTCTTCTAACGTTGTTACCTTTTCTTCTTCTGGTTCGGGGGTCGCGGCTAGTGGTTCCTGCTCCGCGATGTCCGCTTTACAATAAACACAGAGTCGATCGTCTCCCGCATATAGTGTCTCGGGGTGCGACGCCTTGCAGCGTATGCATTCGACCTTGTTAACTTCCGTCATCTAGTTCTCTTGGTACGTAAAACTCAACGTGCGCTTGGCACTTAGGGCAACTAAAGTTAGAGACTATGATGTACTCTTCACAATCCTCACAATCATGATCTCCGCCCCATATAAGCTCTGTCTTACATGCCCAACAGTTCATTTTAGTAA